AAGGGCTGGCCCGGAAGGTTCCCGGGGAACCTGGTCATCTCCTTGGCCAAGGGCTGGCCCGGAAGGTTCCCGGGGAACCTGGTCATCTCCTTGGCCAAGGGCTGGCCCGGAAGGTTCCCGGGGAACCTGGTCATCTCCTTGGCCAAGGCCTGGCCCGGAAGCTTCCCGGGGAACCTTGTCATCTCCTTGGCAAAGGGCTGGCCCGGAAGATTCACGGGGGACCTTTGGGACAGCTGGCAGAAAGGAACTAATATTGTCCGGGACAACGGAAAATGCCGATGCATCGTCGCCGCGATCGTCAATCAAATGAAATTCCAGCCCCTGCCCGGTCCGCGTGGTCTTGAAAAATCCGCGATCCCGGCCCTCCTTGATTATTTTCCTGACGTATCTCTCCGAACAATTCATGTATGAGCATAAAGTTTTTATTTTATAACGAATATATCCATCGTAGCCCAGCGATCCAAACAAAATCATCAACAATTTTGTCAGGGGGAAACTGATGCGCCGGCCACTTAAAAAACGCCTTGGAAGCCGGCAGAAAGGCTCGGTTTTGATGGATTCGGATGAGTAAAATTTTGGGAAAGCGGAAAGATTTTGTGCGGTTGCGGTCGATGATTGCATTTTCTCTCCTTTGGAATTTTCACTTTTGACCCAAAAAAGAGAATTTCAGCTTGACATTGCCGATATAAAATCGTAGCTTGAGCACGACTCATAATCGGCAACGCCTGTGGTGGGTGTTTTTGGGTCAAAAGTGTTGGGGGCACGAAAGGATGCGAACTTTCGTGCCTTCTTTTTTTCAGATCTATTTTTATTTACGATTGCCGATAGTTTACGCATGTCGATCAGTATAAGCTCACTTTTTGTAAAATCCAAACAGTTTCCTAACTATAAATCCGATGCCTGAACCGCCTTCGCATCAATGCTGCCACTACCTTCCGATCTCATTATTAAATAAAATTTCCAGCACCTCGGCATCCTGAATGCCCAAATAGCGCATCGTCATGCCTGGATCGCTGTGATTGAGCCGTTTGCAAATGATTTCCCAAGGAACTTTATACATGACGCGCTGCTGGTACGCCCAGGTTTTGCGTAGTGTGTGGGTGCCGTAATTGCCCTTGGCACCCACAACCCGGCACCATCTTTTTACCAAAACATTGGCGGACATGATGGTAATCGCCCTGTTCTCTCCCTTGATGCTGCGGAAAAGAAAATGCTCATCATCCGGTTGAACAATCTCCAGATATTGATCCAGCGCATTTTCGACCATGGCGTTGATCGCCAAAATATTTTTTTTTCCTGTTTTGGATTCTGAAATACAGATCATATCGCCGGCGCGAAGACCGCGCACCTGCTTGATCTTGATTTTGAGCAGATCCCCAACGCGCAGGCCGTTGTTCACGCCCATCACGAACATTAGATAGTCACGGGCGGCAGCGTCGATATGCAAAGTCCGCCTGTCTCCAATGCGATCGCCTAAATACCTTATGATCGCCCGCACATGCTCGATTTCCCGCAATGGGCTAACAGCAATCAAAGTTCCCTTGCGCGGATGATTTCTCCTTTGGTTCTCAAGATGGTATTGCATGGCCTGTTTATGTTATTGATTTTACATCAACTTAAAAATACCTTAAAAATTAAGTACGTTTTTCAAAATGATCCTTTATCGCAAAAACTCATGAATTGCAAAAAAAAACGGTTCGTAAAAAACAACTTGACCCCATGCAATGCATGAAATAAATTGTATCATAACCTGAGTGAAATATAGAGATACCGGATAAAGGATTTGAAAATGGATCAGAAAATTGAAAAAACCGTTTTTCCGCAAATCTGCGACGCATGCGCAAGACCTGGCGCAACGATCTCAATGGGCTCAGCTATACTTTGCCGGCGATGCGCCCCCATTGTTAAACAAAAAATCGATCGCCTTCATGCGGATAAAAAACCCGTTAATGTAGTTCATATCGCCAAACGCATTTTCCGGGAAAACTACGGAACCAATCAGGTGTTGCAGATTCGAGACATACCCGAGCAGCTGCGCGAACGCATGGGCAGAACTGCTCTCGACGAAAAAACCTCGATCCGCAAGCTGGTCTTAAAGGCGCTGTATCGATATGTAGAAAATCAATAACGATTGGAGGATTCAATCAGATGCCCATCATAAAAAAATTATTCGCGTTTGTGATTCATGATAACGACGATCTCGAAGACGAGGGCCTCATGGCTTTCCAAACTCAATCTGGCGAATGGATGCCGATGGTCGGCGCCGATATGGACCGGGTTGATTCGTTGATCCCCATCGCCAATGAGATTGCTAACCTGCTTCAGCGGCCATATAAAATAGCAACTTTCGAAATGACCGATTTTACCGTCATCGTCCCGCCCGGCGAAAAGGTGCATTGATATGCAAAATAATTTTCTAGGATTTTTGATCGATGATATCGCTATTTGTTGCGCATGTGCTGAAAACCTTGCAAATTCGTCTAATTATCCGCACCTTTTTTATCTTTTACATAAACGGATACCGATGGACCAGGGATCGCGCTGTGCCTGCGGCAAATTACCCTGCAGCCAGGCAAACCTTGAAGCTGCCGAAAGAATATCTTCAATGATGATAAGATGATAAAAGGAAATTTTGCCGATGAATAACAACCCATACAGTCAGGCGCTAAAATGGATCGAGGAAAATCCTGGATGCGGATCGACGATCGGAATGGTTAAGCTGATCCTGAGTCTCTGGAACCCGGATATGGCATATTCTTTTCGCGAATGCACGCAAGCGTTAGATGAAGACCTTCGCAATATGGCGCTGAAAATAATAAGCTATTTTTTACAAAATGGAGAGGACCGTGACTTGTATGCAGCCGGTGAGCGCGTTTATGCGCTATATCCTTTGTTGTGGGCTCAAGGCATTGCCGGCGACCATGCAAAACGAGACTTTATTAAATCACGCGAAGAAAAAGCTGATAGGAACAAATCATGAGATTTTTGATCTGGAGCTATGAACATGATGCCTGGTGGGGACCCAATGGACGAGGTTACGTTAAGGACATCGAAAAAGCCGGCAGATATCATCCGGTTAACGCTGCTGCAATTTTAATTGATGCATCGGTTGTTAAAATCGATGAAATTATTATCCCCGAACATTTGGCCGTCGATAAAGGCGCGCCTAAATATCATCCGTATGATGGAAAGCTGAAAGATGAGTAATGAAAGATCCCGAATTTACAGATGAAATAATGCGACGTATGGCAATCGCGATAAATCATTTGCTGAAAGATATTTATGGGAAAAAAGGATTCTGTCTACTGGTTTTCGATTTCCATGCGCCGGGGATATCAAACTATATCAGCAATGCAAACCGAAAGGACATGATAATGGCCCTTCGCGAAACGGCGGACCGGCTCGAAAACAATGAGGATATTCCGGCAACATTGCCAGGGGTGCAGTGATCGCTGACCGAATCAGCACTGCTCGAATGTCCAAATAAGATCCTTCTCCCTCTCTGGGATCAATTCATTTTATCGATTCATGCGCAAATTGTTATACCAAATCGCATGCCCGTCACGAACGCCCGAATCAAAGGCGTCGTGCCGGCTGGTCCCCGCCTTGTATTTATTGCTGATCTTGTTGCCCTTGCTATGGTGTACCAGCGCCGCCATCACGCCGGCACGATATGCCGCGCTGCGATCCGCGTATGGCAGAGCCTTTTTCCGGTTTTCGAAAAAATCGTCGAACAACCTTTTTTCCAGGGATTTCATCTCGCATTATCATCCATTTCCCGCCTGGCCCGCTCCAAAACCGTTTTCAAATCCTTGACGGCTTGATCTTGCTTGTGAATTTCATAATTGTCGAGCGCGTCCAACAAATTCGAGGCAGTCAAAATAAATGCCTCAACAATGGATTTATAATTTTTTTGCATCTTGAACCCATTGGTCCATGGCCATGCAAGCACTGCGATGGCCAGTGGGAAAAACGTCAAACGCCAATCACCTACACCAAATAAAGCTGCAATAACGATAATGCAGGCCGTAAACGATGCAATTAGCAGCATCACTTCCTTATATAACAATATTTTTTTCAAAATGGCGCCCTAATTGCAGAAAATATCGGCCATGAACCGACTCGAAAAACAATTGATTCGGCACGAGGGAATCAAGCTACACCCTTACTATTGCCCTGCCGGAAAAATTACGATCGGCATCGGCAGGAACCTTGAGGACCGCGGGATCTGCGAGTCAGAGGCCATGCTGATGCTGATTAACGATATCACGCAGGCCAAAGACGACGTAAACACTCTGCTTGACTATTATCGAGTTTGCAAGTGGCATCTCAATCCCGCGCGCCTGGATGCCCTGGCCAACCTGGCCTTTAATCTTGGCCGCCGGGGCCTGGGAGGATTCAAAAAAATGTTCCATTGTCTGAAAAATGACGATTTCCCAGGGGCAGCCGAACAATTGCTTTGCTCTCGATACGCTATTCAGGTCGGCAATCGCGCCATCGAATTGGCGAATCAAATCGAAAAAGGACGTTACGACGATGGCATTTGATCCGATCACGGCGATTACCGGCCTGGTGAACAAGGGCCTGGACAAATTTGTGGCCGACAAAATGAGCGAAACGGACCGCGAACGGCTTAAAAACGACATGACCCTATTTACAATGGCAGAAGCACGCGCCGCTGAGTCCGATTTTCGCGATTTTGTGCTGTCATACGAGGGATCGGCGGATAATGTCCCGAAATTCGTGATTATCCTCCGATCCCTCATCCGCCCTTGCTTTACCATTTTGGTAGGATGGATGGATTATCTTTTTTTCACCGGATCAACCGCTACCTGGGATCCTGAGGCCATCGCCATGCTAAAGGCGATCAACATTATCGTTCTGGCCTTTTGGTTCGGCGAACGCGCGCTTAAAAATTCCGGCCTGCTGGAAATGTTGCTCTCCCGTAAAAAATAATATCCGGATTTTACCACAACCGGATGTATCCCTCCAGCTTGACGGCAGCTATCAATTGCGGCCGTCATCGATATTTGACCCTTCCCCTTTATTTTTTTTTGAAAAACACCCGAAAAATGCATTTTCTTCTTGACTTGCGCACCCAATGGGTGCATAGTGAAATCAAAAACAGGGTAAAAACCACAACGACAAAGGAAAAAAAATGGAAAAGATCAGCGTAAATAAAAGCGGATTCGTCAATCTCAAAAATCGTAACTGGAGCTATGCTGGCGATAAGGGCACCTATGCAAAGGTCGATACCGATAAGGATGGCAATCAAATCAAATTGACCGTCAAAAGGGCGAATAAGGGGATAATCAGCTCCGCCTATGAAACTGAAATGCGAGAGTTTTGCGAGCCATACGGGATCAATTTTGCCGATCTTTCCTGCGGAATGACGGCATCTATCGAACTCTAAAACATCAACCAAGCGAGAAAAAGAAAAGCGCGCTCGCGAAGGTGTAAGCAAAAAGGATGTATGAACATGAAAAAAACGATCCATGGATTAAGATACGATACTGAAAAAGCCATTCTTATCGGCGAATATTATAACGGAAACGATGTCAACGATTTTTCCTACTGGGAGGCATCGCTTTTCAAAACCCAGCGATCCGGCCGTTATTTTTTGGCAGGATCAGGTGGCCCGATGACAAGATACGCCACCGCCCAGGGAAACCAATCTGGATGGGGCGAAAGAATAGATCCCATGACGCCGGAAAAAGCGCTTGAATGGGCCGAGAAGTATCTCGATCAAGACGCCATCGATGAGCATTTTAGCAATATGATCGAGGACGCTTGATCATATTGCCGGTTATGACGCATTTAAGTGCGTCATAACCGGCGATGGAATTCTCAGGATTTTTTCGGATCCTCCCTGCCCCATATTCTACAAACACGATCTTCCTCGATCCTAACCAAAACTCCGCTATGCTCATCCTCAAGCCAAAAATCTCCGCGCCTGACCAGCTTGCACAAACGACATTCTTTTTTCTCCCGCCATAATTGCGCAAGCGCGTCATCGACCTGGCGCACATAAACAACGTCCACAGGGTCATCGATGCTTGGATAATGATAATTTTCGCGGATGTATTTATCTATCAGGCAATTGGTTTGCACAGTTCATTTAAAATATATTTTTCGATTATTTCAATAGCCGCGCGGTATCCATGGCATACGCAAGCATAGCGGCCCTGAGCTTTAAGCATTTCGAGCCAATGCTGCTGCGCTGGTTTCAACTGACCGCCTTTTTCGCGCTTGAGTTCGATCGCAAGACCATTGTATCCGCCTTTGCAAACCGGCAGCTCAATGTCGGGCGCGCCCCGCGCAAGACCGGCGCGCTTGCACTTGACAGCTAGGCCCACCGGCAGCTTGACGCCGTTGATCGAACCCGATAGCCATTTCAGCTCAGGATAACGCGCGATGTTGCAATCCCGCCAATCAAAAATTTGACACTGATGCCAATATTCGCTGGGTTGAGGTAAATCCATTAAATTGACAGGCTTCAAGATTCGGGTCCAAAACCATATGTATTCAAGCTTCCCACAATTTGCGGTTCGCTTTGTTCGGGAGGTTCGGCGATCGGCTCGGCAATATCGGGCTGACTCCATTCATCACAAATGCGCAATTCTTCTTCCCACAGTCGTTTGATTTTATCAGAGCAATGCGCGATCGCATCGGCCCACGTCGGCCATCGGCCATGCAATCCATAAAATCGAAACTGATAATACAACGATTGCCGATTGTGAGGCTCATCCGGGCCGTGTTTGATCGCGCATACCGGGCATGTCCCTTTTTTCGGCGGCAATAAAATCATTGTTATCGCCTTCCCATCGATATTAACAAACTGATCGGCAAAATAATAATAGGCCAATGCCACCATTGTACTGCTGGATTAACGTACTTTATCACTAAAATCAGATATATGATCCATCCATAGTTCTTAATTGCATCGATACCCATCACGCTTTTCCTTGCCTTACCATTTGTTCGAAATGTCTTAGTTCTTGATAAAAATTATTCAAATAATCTGCAGATTTATCCTCTGGAAATTCAGTCGAAATATCAATCGCAATTTTGAAAAAAGCTAAAACACCCGCATAAAAAGCACGCCTCATCTCCTGATACTGAACTGGAGGCGCCGTAGGCGGGATCGCCTTGGAATACTCTTCCCATACTTCTTTTATTGTTATCATGCTCACGCCCAATCCGGTTTTTCACGTTTTTCAGTCATCGGCTCGTGCTCCTCTTGGCCGCCTTGATCTTGAGCGCTTTCCACCTCCATTTGAAGGGCTGCGATATAATCATCGGCCTCGGATTCGCTCAGTTGCCGGATCCGATTGATCTTTCTCCCGGCAAATCCAGATATATCATTGAGCACATCACCGCTTTTTTGCAGTGATCGATAAAGGTCAATGATGGATCGGGCCTGGATCTCATTTGCCATGGGCACCTGATCGTCAGATTCACCGGATGCCTCCATCCCCATGCTCTCGGGCAAAAGCATTTTATTTCCATCGGACGGCACCTGGCCTTGATCTGATTTCTCCAATTTGAAATCAAGCACCTTTTTGTTGCCATATTCTTCGATTTCATCGGCGATCGTCTGCGCGGCGTTTTGCTCGTCTCGCGTCTTACGGTAGCTTTCCAAAAGCGCCTGATCGTTGCTCGTATTGATGATACGCTTGCATAATCGATTGATAACCGTGCGTTTGGCCATCTCAATCGAAAATCTGGCATGCGTTGTCGTGCTGATCAAATTATCATCATCATCTATAATCTTTATCTTCGATTGCCGCCACGACTGTTTGATCTCGTCCATCGTCATCAGGTCCGAAAATAGAATGCTTTCGTCAACGCCAATGGCCAGAACATATGCACCGATTATGTTGCTATTGGCCATATCCGGAAACGAAATTTTATGGTCGCGGACAATCGTTTTGCCGTCTTTCAAGTTGATATCTATCGTATCATTTTCGAAAATGCATTGCGCCCTGATGTCTGCAATGGCCGGATTGACGCTTTTCGCCACCATTTCGGAACCCATGTAAGAGCGAATGCACTCGAGCTTTTTACCGTAAACAACAAAATAACATTGATCTTTGATTGGATTGAGCCCCTGCAAACCCATGTTTAAAATCGCCAGATAAATGCTGTCACGGCTGCAAACATCAAGGGCCCTGTTCTTGTTTTTGTCCAGGGTTTCCTGCAAGACCAACCATGCCGCCTTAAGAGCATTTTCGAAGCTGTAATTTTGCGGCGTGAGCACAGCCGAGCGATCAAGCTCCACTTTAACCTGTTTGCCAATTTCCATCAAATCGGTGGTCATGTTGATATCCTTTTCCGCGGACTTAATCAACGTTACGGCCAAAAAACGCTATCGAAACCAGTGTCCGATCCAACCCGCTCGATTCCGATAGCGATTTCGATATCCTAATATTATTTCGATAGATTTGCAATTTATTTTATTATATCATGGTTATTGCAATTTGATACCAATTTGATATAATTTTGATGTAACCTGCCGAAGTTGATGTTCCAGCTCTTTTTGGTGTATCTTGCGTTGATATCAATTTGATAGCAAATTGCTATCAAATTGATAAAACTCTCATCATGTTGAAATTGTATATAAAGGATTGATACCATGGCAAAAAATGAAGCATCTGACAACGGAAACAAACGCGTTATGATGGCCATATGGATGACGGCCAATGACAAGGCCTCAATTGAGCGCATAGCAGCTGATCAAGACCGGTCCATGTCCTCGTGCATCCGGCAAATGATTCGGCGCGAAATCGCGGCCCATGACAAACGATCGGATAAAATTAATGAAAAAAATTCGCATCGAAAAACTTAAAATCGAAAACTTCAAGGGGCTCGAATCTTTAGAGATGATCCTCAACGGTGCCGATGCCGTCATTGAAGGCGCAAACGCTACCGGAAAAACAACCGTCAAGGACGCCTTTTTCTGGTTGATGTCAGGTTTCAACAGCGATATGCAGTCCAATTTTTCCCTGATCCCGCTTGATGAATCAGGAGCGGTGCGCGATCACGTCTCGCCTCAAATCGAAGCTGTTCTTTCAGATGACGGGAAAAGCGTTGAGCTGAAAAAAATATATCGTCAGATCTGGCGCAAAAAAAGAGGTTCGACAACGCCTGAATTTACGGGCCACACGACCGATTATTTTTGCGATGGCGTGCCATTGACGAAAAAGGATTTCGAAACCAGGCTCAACGAGATTATACCCTTGGAGGTGCTTCGAACCTTGTGCGATGTTAGATATTTTTGCTCCACCGCCCGGCCCGAATACCGCCGTCAGGTTTTAATCGATCTTGCCGGATCCATTAACGATGCGGACATCATCGCTAAATTTTCCGAACTTGCTCCCCTTTCCGAATTGCTCAAGGATAAATCCATCGAGGATGTCAAAAAAATTGTGATTCGGGAAAATAAAAGCATCAACAAACAGCTGGATCAGATTCCCACACGCATCGATGAAAACTTGCTCACAAGACCCAATATTGAGAACATCGACGTTAAGGCCATCAATGCCAAAATCGCATCCATCGATCGGAATATTTCACAAACGGTGCAAAACATGGCAACCGTTAACTCATCTGAAATCGTATCGGCCAAACGCAGACAAATCGTGGATGCGCAAAGCCGAATGCATGAAATTGAAAACTCGATACGAGAAAACCAAGAGAAAAAGCGCACAGCCCTTTTATTCGATTTACGAAAGCTTGAAAAAAAGCTTAACGATTCGACTCTTATGGCCGAAACCTTAAACCATGAGATTAAAGAGATTACTACTCGCATGGACCGTAATAAGAATGAGAGAAAAGCGCTTTCCGAAAAATGGGACCAGCTGGCCGAATCAAGGGCAACCGATATCCAGTCGCATTGTTACGCGTGCGGACAGCCCCTCCCGCAAGAAAAAATCCAGTCGGCAATCGAGGCCTTTAATTCCCAAAAGGCCAAAGATTTAAATAATATCAATATGCAAGGCAAACAGTTGCACGACGATTTCAAAGCGATGCACAAAACGCTTGAGCAAAAAATCAAGAACTTAAAATTACATGAAAATCAGATGGCGGAAGCTAAAAGCGCGCTGGATCGCATGGATCTGGCCTTGCAAAAAATCGATTCCGATATTAAATATCAAATCGGATCGCAAACCGGGGAACTGAATAATTTGGTTGAGAACTTAACCGGGCAGCTGAATGCTGAGAAAATCAATATCGAGCCTGAGAAAAGACGCCTTGAGGAAAAATTGTCTTTTCTTAAATCTAAAAAAAAGGAACAAGAAATAGAAATCGAGCGGGTCGAACAGGCGCAACGGATCGATGAAAGAGTAAAAGATCTCAAGAAACAACTTAACCAATTCGGACAGCAGTACCTTGAAAATCAGCAAAAAATCGACTTGATCGAACTGTTTGTCCGCAAAAAATCAGAGTTCATCGAAACCTCGGTTTCCAAGCACTTTCGCATAGTTTCGTGGAAACTGTTCGAGGAGCAGGTCAACGGCGGTTTGCGCGATATCTGCGAGCCGATGCATCAGGGCGTGCCCTATAATACGGATCTGAATACCGGCGCGCGCATTAATGTGGGTTTGGATGTGATCGCAACGCTCAGCCGGCATTACGGCATTCAGTGTCCGATTTTTATTGACAACGCCGAGTCAATCACCGATTTTATCGATTTCGAGAATCAGGCCATCCACCTGGTTGCCGTTAAAGATTTGCAAAAGATGAAAATTTCCCGCATCGATGCGGAAAAAAAGGCCGTTTCCGGATGATAGGGGGGCATGCCCTCAAGTGGACTGTGAGGGCATGCTGGAGGAAAAAAATCGTGGACCAATAGCAAACAAGTGGGGAAAGACTTGTTGCAATCATAATAAATCCGGCCTGATAAAAATGCAATGATAGATATTCGCATTCTTGCTACCGGCAGCGCCGGAAACGCTTATATTTTGCAAAACGGCGCCGGCGCCCTGCTCATCGAGGCCGGCATTTCTTTTCGCAAAATCGTTCGGGCCATCGATTACGATTTGTCCCGGCTCGACCGCGTGCTGATCAGTCATGAGCATGCCGATCATTCCATGGCCGCCCGCCAGCTTGTGCGTATCGGCGCGCCCGTGTCCATGTCCGCTGGCACGGCCGCCGCCCTGGATCTTGATGCCAACCTGATCGATATCGTTAAAAGCGAGCGGCAATACGATTTTGGGCACTGGAACATATTGCCGTTTACCACTGAACACGACGCCGCCGAACCTCTCGGGTTTTTGATATCCGATAACCAAGGCGAAAAAATCTGCTATATCACGGATTCGGCCTATGTGCGCTATCGCTTCGAGGGCGTCACGCGCTGGATCGTCGAGGCCAACTACTGCGAGCGCATGATCGATGCCAATGCGCATTTGCCGGAAAAAATCAAACAGCGCATCCGGCGCAATCATTTCGAAATCGAAAACCTCAAGGAGTTTTTTAAAAATCAGGATTTATCGAAAACACGGGAGGTTTTTCTCATCCATCTGTCGGATGAAAATTCAGACGAGGCGCTTTTTGTCGATCAGATCGAAAAGATCGTCGGCAAACCGGTGTATTATTTACCTTTTGCGAATTTTCGTACTTTCAATTAAATTATTACGGAGCGATGCTTCCCCAAGTTTTCCATGTCCCAGGAGTACCGCCTGTTGTGCAAACCTCACCAATATTACCGCCAGCTGATGGCGTTACATAAGTAAAGCGATCACCAACTTGCCATGGTCCCACACCTGGCGCTGCACTCATGCGCAAATTATACTTGCCTGATTCACCTTCCCATTGAAAATTAGCCTGACTCAATGCCGTGGCCGCACCTGCATCATAATTACCTGCAATTTTTGACCAGCCTCTTGCTGAAAAATCCATCATAAAGCCTGCCGCCGTCGTGCCGCATCCTACAGCGATGTTATTCGCAAATATGCCGGCAGTGCTATTTCCCAATAAGCCCTTGGCGGGCGTTCCTCCAGCGGAATAAATTAGCTGATTATCCGTAACTGTTGAGTAATTGCCTGTAACTGATAAATGCCAGTTACTTGCCCCCTCTATTCCTGATATCCTGTTCATAGAGATATTCATGTTTGCGCCAGTTGAAATGATACCGCCTGTCAATACCTCATCGATCGTATTGCCAATGATTTTAGACCCAATGCTAATGGTATATATTCCATACTGCGGTTTGGTTGTCGTATAGGTTAGACGGTTATATATAGCCTCTTGATCTATAGCCGCTGATACGTCCTGATAAATACCATAACAAGTGCCAATTCCATCTCCCGTATTATCGATCTGGTTATAATTTATCTTCGTGCCATCACTTCGGCTGAGAATACCTCCAAAGGCCACTGCGCCTCCTTTAATCGTACCTGAAACAATGCAGTTTGAAATTTCGTGACCATAACTGCCATTTGTGCTTCCTTCCTGATCGGCTAAGCCCCAACACTGGACCACTCTAGTTGTACCGCCATTATTTATTGCGCGAGAATGCAAGATTTTACAGTTTACGGAGTACCTTGCAATAGCAGCGCCTTTACCCGCATTGCCTGATAGCAAAACTCTTTTAACTACGATACCTTCATTTTGATTGATAACGCTGTCCCCTTCAATGTCAATTCCATATTCTGGACCAGTTCCGTTTGCATCGCGAGCAATTAAATTTTCGATTGTGATATCAGTTGCACCGGTTATACTGATATTATTACGAAACCCATTATAATAATCGCCACCACATATAACTCCGTCATAACTTCGAGTATCGGAACCCGCGTCTGAATAGCCGACGTAAAGGTTATCGGCAACAGAGTTATAGGATATTACATTTTCAATCAAAAAATTATCGCAACCATATAATGCTAAATTATGACTTAATGATGGAACCGCTGGTGAGCGAGTTGATCGATTTCCATCAATTTTTAGGTTGTAAATTTTCAAATGAGAAATGTTAATCGCTTTAATGGCACCCAATACACCGTCCCAAGGATCGCCCGATATGTCCCGAACCAAAGCATCTTGAGCCTTTAAAATCGATCCGTGTCCATCGATATCAACGCCTTTGGTTAAATTCCAAACGTTTGTATAGATGTAAGTCGTATTTGGCAGCAAATCAATTTTGCCGCCAGTTACAACGGCAGAAATTGCTTTATTAAAAGCGGTTGTATTTATGCCCCAATAATCAGGTATAGCTTGATTAAGATTCGTTACCGTGATGGATGATCCAAAGCAATTGGGATAAAGTATCGGTTGTGCGTTTGAAAAATCCAATGTGAACGCTCCATCAATTTGAAACCCATTGGTGTTTATCGGGTAGTCAGGTGTCCAATTTGAAGTAAGCGTAATGTCCGCTATGAACACAACCGGACCGTTTGCCGCCCGAGCCTGCGATTCTGTCGCGGCAAAGTACAAAGAAACAAAAGATTCCCCTCGACTACTGTTGAAAACGATTTCATCATTTTTATTTTTTATTAAAATCGAATAATTAAAATTGTTTGTAAATATGAAAAAATTGCTAGGCGAGCCATTGTTAACTGCATATCCATTAATTGTTCGAATGGGTTGCGCAGCCGGATATAAACCGTTTAAATCCCATGTAATTGGCAAAGGATGGGTAACCGGATTTTGATCCTGCTCACCTATCCAGATGGATCCATTTTCAAGCGGACTGCCATCTGTATCGAAAAAAATTTCAAAGGGAGGCCTTGCCTGATAAATAGCCATGACGGTATTCCCAAAATATTGATAAAATTCTCATTTAGCGGACTTTTTTTCCTCTTGCGGCAATTTGCCGCCTGTCAAATAACCGATGGCGCCAACCGTGGCCAAATCCTTTAAATCCGCAGGGGGAACAGTGCTTTTCCAGCTCTGGTAAGCTTTGATTTTATCGATCAGTTTTTCCATGTTCTGGATTTTGGTCGCGGTGTCCGCGCGCCCAGCGGCAATCTCTTTCATCAGGTTGCGAAATTTCGGGCTGGCCAGCAGCTCGTCGGCAGCGATGCTGCGTTTGGTCTTGCTGGCCGATAACAGATGGCCAAGAACTCCGGTTGTGCCGGCGCCTGGCAGGCCGACCGCGGTGCTGACGCCCTCGGCGGCCGCTATTTTCTTGCCGGTACCGTAAAGTTTCGAGGCAAGATTTTCGGTCTCGTCGAACATGCCGGGCACGGCCAGCGTGCGCCCCGTGGTGATGCCTTCTTCCTGCGCGCGGCGTATGCCATGTACCAGCATGTGAAATCTGTCCAGGCGTCGCATGGCGTCCGGTCCCAATTCGTTTTCAATGCGCTTATAAGCGGTTTGGTTGCGTTTAAGGCCGTTCATCCAATTGTCGAAACCTGGCACGTGCAGGCTCATTTGCTTGCGGCTGCCCAGCGAAAAGGCCTCGTTGATACTCGATGCCACGATTTCCCGGCGCGCTTGCGGGCCAAGCTGTTTGGGAATATTGGCCAAAAAATCGTCGAACTTTCTCACGTTGCCTTTCATTAGCGGCACGATTGCCAGCTTGGCCTTGTTGGTGATGTCGTATTGCATGCGCTTTCCCAGCGAGGAAATTAGCTGGTTTTCGATGCCCTTGCGCTCGACAATGAGATTTTTCGCCGTTTGGTAAAGCTCGCCCACGCCCAGGCGCCGCGCCGTGCCTTCCTGATCCTGCGTCAATTTGCTGTAGAGCCGAAAAAGACTGGCGTGATCGGCGTTGCGAAATTGGGTCGGCATGCCCTCCATGGCCGCCCCGATCTCACGCCGGTATTTATCCAGGCGCGCATAAGTGGGGTTCGTTTCAGGATCAAGCGCCTCCAACAACCGCTGCTCGGATTTATCCAGGTACTGCACGCCGCCTAGTTCGTCGGCGATCGATTTGATCTCGTTGACGATATTGGTAGTATCCGCAGGCGTTCGAGGCGCTATCGCCTGGTTGACTTTTTCATAGGCTTCATCGGATTTTTTGGCCAGATTTTTGATCAAGTCCTCGCTTTTCAGGCGAAATTCATCGGACAGCAGGCTTTTGTCGGTCTGGCCGCCAAACTCTTTGATCAAATCGTCGGCACGCTGGCCCAATTCCTCGATTACGCTTTTTTCCTGGGCGCTCAACTGGCTGGCAGGAATCGATTTAAGGCCCTGCTCCACTGCCCGGTAAATCGGATTTTCGCTGGCATGAGACGCAAGAATTTGCGTATCGACGTCAAACTCCTTGGCCGCGGCCATGATCTCGGGGCTGATCTTGGCCTCTTCGACAAGCTCACCCAGCTTGCCGCTGGCGCCTAATTTGGCCGATGCTGCGCTCTTGATCTGCTCCACCTGTTCGCCCGCTGCCTGTTTGACATTTATTTTTTCAGGAAGGATGTCTTCTAATTCTTGAAGCTTAATGTTGTTTTTCTCAAGGGCCTCTTTGACCTCAGTAAGCAGATTGCCGGCCGTATCGTAAAATTCCTCATGACCCTCTTTTTCAACGATCCGGCGCATTAGCGTTTTCTTGGCTGCTTTTGACCCCTTGAGGCCTAAAAGTTCAATCGCCACCGGTATGGCGCTTTTGCCCGCGGCGCCAAAATATGCCGCCGTGTCGGGAGACAAACCCAGCTTTAAAGCCCCCTCATAACTTAGATCGCCAATCGTGCTTGGCAGCCCGGAAACTTGTTTGACGCCCGGTATCTCGCTTGCCGTTTTAACCGCCTGGCCTAAGGCCGCCATGGCGGGTGCTTCACGGGGCTGATAGGTCAGGGCCTGCTGTATTTGCTCCAGACTTTCACCGCCTGCTTCCGGGCCGCTGGTGATTGTTTTGGCAAGGCCTGCCATGCCCGCGGTCGGCCCGCTCACCGCTCCAGTAAGCATGGACAGCCCCAACTGCGCGCCGCCTTTGTATCCGCTCCATAAAAGCGAAAGATAATCGGCGATTCCCTCGGGCTCCCGCGTTCCCTGGACCATTTCGAGCAATCGGCGTTTATCGTCGTCCGCGGGTTTTGACAATGCTTTTGCGTCGGAGCTGGGTTCACCTTCCAGCTCGAACCCAGGCGGTAATGGCTCAATATTAAATCCAGGTGGCGGTGGCGGCGTTGGCATGATTAGATCCTATTGTATTGGATTTCCTGACTGCATATCGCGCCAGGCACCCTCTCGATAGACGATACGCTGGCCGGTTGATGGATTGATGGCCGTAGGCTCGTTTGATACAGCCGGCGCTGATTGCTCCTGTCCTGTTTTTCCGGACATGCTGGACAAAGCGGGGTTTTTGCGCATTTCGGCCTGCATCGCCCGCCACTGCGCGATTGTACCGCCACCGCCCAAAAACTGCACGGCCTCGTTAAGCTGGTCGGCCAGTTTGCGCTTGGCGACTATGCGTTTTTCGATCCATTGCATCAGCGCGGGGCCCTTGAGGCCTTTGGGCATGGCCGTATCCATGGCCAGTTTCAGCTCACCTTCCGAGAGCGCCCCGAAAGTGGCCGAGCTGATGACCCCGAGTCCCAGCCGGCGCGCAACGTTTCGCATCTCCTGGGACGTTGATGTGATCGCCGGCAGATATTGGGCGATCGGGCCGACTCCAACGAATTTATCCTCCTCCATGGCCGTATCGAGAATGTTGCGGGCCTCCTCCAGCGTGCCGATGTCAGAGTTGACCGAATCGATCTGACCCGAATAGATCTTGACCTGCTCGACGCTTTGGCGCGCTTCGGCTTCCGCCTTGGCCGCCTCGGCCCGCAAATCGATCCCTTTTTGCTGGGCCTCTTCGATCTTGCGCTTGGCCTCGTCGCCGAAAAGCTGCCGTCCCGAAACGTCCTTGACGATAATTTCTCCAGCCTGGGTTACGCCCACCATGGTTTTATCCGGCAAAAACTCGCTCATTCGAATGTTGTCGGCGCCCTCGGGCCGTTTTTCCGCATCAAAAAGCTGCTCATCCATTTTGGCGAACTTGTCCTCGCCCATGGCGCTGTAAAGATAAATTCTTGCCGCCGTGAGCGCGCCGCGCGGATCCAGCTCCATGTTGCGCTTGATAAGTTCGAAATTCTTGGATTCCATCGGATCCTGGCTGTATTTGCTGGCCGAAATCTGCTCATCCACCAAATCGCCGGCAATCTCCTTGTTGCCGGATTTAAGGGCCGCGTAAATGGGCATTACCCGGTTGATGCGCCCCTGGCGCTGCTCCTCCGACAAATTGGATAGCGTTTGCTGCACCTGCTCGGAAAGTTCCGGGAAGCGTATCGCCAAATTGCGATAGTCCTCGATGGTTTTTCCCCGGCGCTGAGCAAATGCGCCCAGCGCTTCTTGAATTTGCGCCTGGCGCTGCTGGGCCTGCTGTTGCCGCTGGATCTCGTTGCGCTGCAAAGCCATGGTTTGTGCCAAATTAAACCCTTTCATGGCCTCTAACACTGGATTTTGGACATCAATACGATAATCTATAGGCGCCATTATATTCCCTCATAAACGGGCCGTCCGCCCGGACCAATATAGTATTGCCGAGTCGATCCACCCTGGATTTGCGGCGTTTGCGGCGTTTGCGGACGATTGAGATACGCGCCCATGCCATACCCGACCCCGGATGAAATCCCGCCGATCATGTTGGCCCGTGCCTGGGCCTCGGCCAATATTTGAGCGGCATCGATATTGCCGGACTGGATGGCCAGGTTTCCCAGGGTCGGATCGAGCGGCAAAATACCCGGGTGTCCGCCGACATCGGGAGGATAGGCCGCTGTCGTTGTGGCCGACATGCCGGTATTGCTTAATCCGGCCAGGCGAGCGTATTGCTCATTGATGGCCTGCTGAAGCATGGCCGGACGATACTGCGATAGCGCCCCTTGCACATTGCCGCCGCGCAGCCCGCCCGTTGCCGATGCGCGCTGCAAAATGGCTTCTTCGCCTTGGCGAGTAAGTTCTTGCAAAATAGGGCTGTCCGAAATTTTGGCGATAGCGGCTTCCTGCGCCTGCTCGCCTGTCATTCCAGCATAAGGGCTGATCGCTGTCGATTCACCTTCGATCCTGCCAAGTTCGCGCTGCTGCTTCATCTCATCGATGGACTTTGCGCTGGCATCTTGTATTTGATCCTCGCTCCATTCTGGATGATATTTTCTGATCGTGTCGCCAATACTGCCCGCGATCATTGCTTCTATTGAGCTATCTCTTGCAACCGGCTTCCGCAATTTCGATGCGACCTTGTCAAGATCGATGTTTCGCTGAAATTTTACGATACCACCGCCGTAAACATTGTACTCTTCGATTCCTTTGGGTTTCACAGGTTCGGTCTGGACCGGGGAGGGAACGGCAATTCCGGAAAGCGCCAGCATTTCGAAAAAGGCGCCCTGACCGCCTTGTTTGTAGGGCGCAAGAGAGGTTTTCAGTTCGGTGAATTGCTTTTCAACTTCGGCTTTTTTGCGCCGATATTCTTCCATCTGCTCATCGTATTGCCGCCGCTGCTCTTCTAACTGTTCAAGCTGGATTTGTGATGCTTCGCCCAAGCCTTGTTTTTGTTCCCGAGCCGCATCTTTGGCTGCCTGGGATTGTTCGTGCGATGCGTATATCGTGCCGGCCGTGATAATTGCAGCGGCCGCAAGGTATCCTCCGCTCATGGCAGCCCCTTTCTATAGTCGATGGTAAGCTCTTCTCCCTGACTGTCGCCCATGCAGCCATTGATTTGTCTTAACGCTGCCAGAACAATATTTTTTTGGGAAAGCTCGACCAAAACGCAATTAGGATCTTTCGCATGGTTGACGTACTGAGCGATGCGGGTATATTGCCCATCAATGGCGTATGGAGCGATGTATTGCACGGCTTCAAACGGTATCGTCGAATGTACGCCGTAGCCGTGGATAAATGACAATCGGATGTTAATGGCCGTTTCGAACCCTACCGGCAGATCGATATAGGTTCTATGCGGATGCGGTTGGTAATCGATAGAATCGTGATCCATGCGATCTTGCAGGCGCTCATCCACAACCTTTATTTTTTCGGGAATGTCGTAAAACATTTTTTCGATAACATCCTGATCTCGGATGTTGTCCGGGTTGGGGTGAACGTTGTGAACGATACAGTCTTCGAGCGCATAGACGATTTTGTTGCCGGGCTTGGCCAAAAATGTATGAGGCGCCTGCATGACATCGATGCTGTTGCCATCAGGAAAAACCAAAAGCTGGCCTTTGACCAAAGTAAAAAGATGCTCGTGCAAATGATTGTGCCCAATGGCAACCGTATTGGCCGGAATCACCATCTGACGCACATACACGCCAGGGGCAAAATAATGACTGATCGGGCAGTGCCTTTTCGGAAAATCCTTAATCAGAGAAGCCAGCTCGTAAACCTCATCCGGCGTCATGGGGAACCGATCAGCCGATATGACGATCTCTTTTCTCATAGCAGCTCCCGAAACGTCAGGCTGCCCTGAATGTCTGCATTGGCTGACAGCGGCGTGACGGCCAGCACCAGCTCGTCAGGCGTGCCATCGATGGCCGATCCGATCAAAAGCGAGGACCGAAATTCCCGGTCGACCGTCGTTGCGCTTTGCGAATATCCCGCATCCATTTTGATCCCCTGGGCGGTGATGTCGTTGGCGGTGGCGCCCGCGGCATACTGGCACGCGCCGTTAGTGATGTCCGACCAGCTCAGCGTGCCGTTGTAGGTCGGATTCATCAGCAAGCTCCATCTGAAATTGTCATTCGTCTCGCTGATCATGGACATGAATTCGGGCAAAACTGTGATGTCCAGATGCGTTGATTTGAGCCTTAATGCCAGCAGAACATAGGGCGTGTCAGCGGTATTGGCGTCAAGATGAGTGTTTTCGGTATCGATCGCCCGCGAGACTCCCGTTTTTTCGAATCCTCCCTCGCTCATTACCGACGTACAGATATGATCCAGACTGCCGCCGCCGCTGCCATCGCTTTGGATATCCCACCTGGCCGGCAAATTGGGCGTGGACATGTAAACGCTGGTAAATGACGAATCATTGGCATGCTCGAAATGATGCACGTACTGAATAATACCATCGATCACAAAGCCGACCCTCACCTGGCCGGTGCCAAGCCACTCAAAATCGATAATGCCGATTTGAATGGCGTCCAAATCCAGCGTTAGCCCCGATGGACCGCTGCCGTCCATGGGATCCATATTCCAGCTCGCCTGGGCGACCGTTTCCGTCGTCGTTCCATTTTTGGCAATATTCCAGCTCACGCTTGCACCCACGGACAGAAAAATTCCGTTATTGGGCGTCATGAAATTTGTGCTTGTGCCGTCAAACAAACCCGCCCTTTTGGTAACGCCCGTTTCGACCGATGCCAAAAACGTCATGAAACAAAGCATAGACTTGGCCGGCTGGTAATTGAACCTGCGCTTGGTTTGCCGGATCGCAAAATCCGAACTGCTGGCGGTCACCGATAACCGCGTTCTGGCATCGGTCGTGCTATGACTCGATGTTGCCGATCCGCCCAGGGATTCATCGATGAAAAGAGGCCCCGCGTCGTGAAGCTGCTTGCTGTCGAACAGTGTTACCGGGTTGGATACCCTTAATCGTTCAAATGCGTCGATCGTTCCCGTGTTGCCAAACTCGGCAATACTTACCGGTATACTGCCCCGCTGCGTCGCGCTTACGCTGACATAATTACCGGACGGATTTTCACCGGCCAGAACCGCCTTGATCAATTGGGCGCGATCCTGGCCGGTAAAATCCTCGTCGATCCGATGGATCAAGCCCGATAGCGGTGGTACCATTTTGCTCATCAGCTTTTGATCGCTCCGTAAACCGTTACCGTCAAAGCACTGGCAACGCTTGTGCGGTAGGCCAAATTGCCTGCCGGATTATCGATAAAAATGTGATCCAGCTCTAATGTATATCCTGGCGGGAGTTCCATGTCCCACACAATGGCGGTTGATTCGTCGAAAGTGGTGCCATCTGTATCGTGAAAAAATCTTAACAAAACCTCTGCTGACGAAACGTTGCAAATTTTGACGAATACCTGCACCTGTTGCCCGCTCGACGATTGATAAATGCTGGCAGGCGTTGTGTTGGCAAAACGCGCCTGGGCAAGTTGGGTGTAGGTCAACATGGGCTTTGCACCATCGCGAAAAACTCCAGCTCTTCCAGCTGCGCCTGGATATCTGCAATATCGCTGTTGATATCGCTGATCTGACTGCCGATGACGATCAACTGCGCATTGATGGACGCGATTTGAGAGTTGATCGTTGCAATGTCGGCCGGCAGCGTCTCACCCGCCTGTCTAAACAGCTGCTGAAAACGCAAAATACTTTCGTTGTTCGGCAAAAATTTGGCCAGCTGATTTCGATCCAATGACTTTGGAATGATCGTCATACTTCAAGCCCTTCGATCTGCGCTTCAAGCCTGGCAATGCCGATATGCGCATCGCTGGTCCCGCGAAAACGCTGGATGCGCCAATTGCGGAACATGCCCTGGCGATGCCAAATCAGCCGCTTGTCGCGCTCGCCGCGTTTGCCGGCATCGATGGGATACTCCATGGACCAGGTCTCGCCGTCCAGGCTAAAGCTGGTCCAAATGACCGGCTCCGCTCCCAGGGCGACGCGCCCTGGCAACGTTACAAGCTCAAGTTCATGGACGATGGCGCCACGGCTTTCGTTGTAAATGATCTTGGTCATAAACTCCCAGCCGATTGTCTCGCCCCAATGGGTCGATACGGACGGATCCAAATAACCCACATTGCCCTCATCGTCTCCAACCAGCCATTTATCATAACACCAGCACAGATTTTTGGCCGTATAAGCGGCATTGCCGTCGATGCTTGTAGAAAGCACGAACCAAATCGGCATTTGCGCAACGCGGCTCCCCTCGGCATCGTACACCAGCGTTTTGTCCGGCAGCCTGATCCATAAATGCCGATGGTCTTTATCCACTCGCGATTCGATAAGGCATTGCTCCAGCTGATCCTGGGAGTACTTTTGCAGAATAATATCGATTGCGCGCGTGGAAATTTTGTTTGAATCGGCGTTGATTCCCAGCCAGATCGCAGGCGATTCGTTACGCGCCGATCCAAGAAAGGCCACTGATCCCAAAAACCAACATTTACAATGCGTGCCGATGGCCCCCCGATCGATGCGCGTTCCCTCAACGCGCTGAAACGGGAAACCACTGCCATCCACGTTTTGAAACACCTCGATGGTGTTGCGATTGATCACGTAAGGCTCATTGCGGATCTTGATCAGGCCCAAAATCGGATCCGGATCGACCTCGCTCGACCCGTATTTGAGAGGATTGACCGAAAACGGGTTTCCTATATCCGTGACGATGATAAATTCTCCATCGGTGAGCATGAAGTAGCCATCGATGTAAATCACGTCGATGACCGTGCCCAGGTCAGGGTCGGTATTTTGCGCCAGGGTCGCGCCATCGTACAGATACAAATTGCCGGCTGAAACGATCGCCAAATGATCGAAGCTATAGTCCATGCGAACCGGATCGCTTGTGCCGCCCACGTCTCCGATAACGTTTATTGTTCCTGTAATGGAAACCGAAACCAGTTTGCTTCCCATCACCCGGTAACAAGTGCCATTCCACTGGATCGCGCCCCGGTCTGCTCCCGGACCGCCCGCGGCAAACGCAACAATGCCATCGTGAGGCCTTAAATAGCCCTGGCTGATACCATGATCGTGAGGCACGGGGATCAGGTTGAGAGGATAGAACGTTCGAAAATCGGCGTTTTCGTCGGCAAACGTTCCTATGGCGATTGGGATTTTCATTGTTTAAGACCAATTACATGATTTTTTTTGATCGAAATCAATTTTCTACCGAGAGGATAATTTTCATCCTCAACCACAGCCGCACCAGGAACAAAACAGACGGCTTCAGCAACTTCATATGATCCATCCGGGTTTTGTTGTTGCGTTGTCACCTGTACAATACAACCATGCCCAACGTCATATGCCTTGGTACTTTTCATCCAGCCTTCATTTTTGCTGTACGCCTTAAAAATTAATTTGAATGAATCCGGATTACCGATAAATTTTACATCGGGAACATTTTCAGAAGTTCCTGAAGCGTCTGAGTTATGCAAAGTTTTAGGCTGCATTTTACCGTTTTCCGTTTATTGTAATTTGTTATCCAACCCTGTACCAAGTGTTACCCGGCAAATCGTACCGTAGCCGGAAAAAATCGTTGGCTGCCAGCGTCGCCAATGCTCCGACAACGCTGGCGCCATTTCCATCAATTGTCAAGGTGGTCACCGCTTGCGTCGAGTTGATGAGAAAATCCTGCTTGTTCTTAAGATTTGCGGCAGCCGGCAAAACGATCGTGCCGGCCGCGTAACCGGCAACCGGCGTCAAAATCAGATGCGTGTTGACGTTGCTGTCTGTGACCTGAACGCTAAACCCGGTTGCGCTGGGAGCGGCATACTGCACGGAATAATCGGCCATGGCGCCAGCATCTGAAAACGACAGCGCGTTTTGAAAAAACGCTGCGACCACGGATGCCGCGGCGCCCCTGTCGTCGCCGTGAACGCTGGAACCGATGCCGAAAACATCACCGGATTGGATCGTATCGATTCGGGTTAATTTGCTTATCGGCATAATGCTCCTCGATGATTACTTGTAAGGGTATTGCCACTTTCCGCAAAACACACAATAGATTCCTCGCGGCGTGACGGAAAAAACCTGACTTTCGCAATCGCAGGTCCAATGATCCTCATCGCGGCTGAGCGAATTTTCATAATGCCCGTGGTTATAATGGCATTTTGGACATTCAAACCCGGTTGTCCCTACCGGCACCACTGCCACCCAGCGATAATGGCAAAGCAGGCACTTGGCCCATCCAGAACTATGAGACTCTTGCCCGGCAATATCTTCGAGTTGGATTACTCCTCCCATGGTTGCGGATCTTCTTGGGGTTTCGGAAAAAATCGCCGCGTAACCAAACCCGGCTTGTTTCCCGAACCGCGCGCCATCGTTTCTGGAAGTTGCCTTTCCCTGGGCTTTGAAAAATAGATGAGCAATCGGTTATAGCTCGAATTGGCCGTAGCATGCAGTTCTGTTGATATTTTTTTGCCGAACGCGGGTGCAAGCTTACGCGCCAGGTTCGCGTAAACCGCCTCGATCGCCCAATCCGGCAAATTCGTTTCTTCATCCAACAGGCTATCGTCGGGCGATGCCGTCATCGGCCAAGCCAGATCGATGCCCGCCGCGTGCCAGTTGGCCATCATGCTGTCCATTTTCCTCAGTGCGCTGCGATAATCCTCGGGCTTCAGATTGAAAACGTAGGCGGATAGACCCGCTGCATCGAATGCTTCTTTAATCAGTTCTCGTTTGGTCCAGCTCATGCAATTGCCTCGTCATGCGCTTGCTTTTCTTCCTTGCATTTTTTGACCGTGTAAGCCGATACATTATATTTTTCGGCAATCGACGACATGCTCCCACCATCATTTGCTATCTGATCGCGCTCGGCATCGCTCAACTGATTGTATTTTCGCAAAGGCTGCTCTGGCTCTGGATCAATCTCAGGAGGTTGATCTTTTTTTGAATCGGATTCGGAAACAGGCCCGGTTTTTTTAGACGACGCTTTTTGTGACGCCGCCAGTGCCGCGGTCGTCGTCTTATGCCAACCATTTTCAATGTACCTGGGCATGTCTTCCTTTTCGACCACAACATAATCATATTTGCCGCCATGTATCGCATGCGGGCCCGGATGCCGATACAGCATGATGCTCATTATCTCGATCCTTTCAACTTGCGCGTTTTGTTTTGGCTCGACCAGGGTTTTTTGCTCAATTTTTTGAGGACTGACTTTTTTTTGGCTCTTTTGGCTGCCTTACGGGCAGTGTTGAGCGCAATGGCAACCGATTGTTTGGTCGAACGCCCGCGCTTTTTTTCGGTGGCAATGTTTTTCGATATCGATTTGCGGCTGAACCCTTTAATGAGAGGCATGTGTCACCTTCTGAGAAATATTTGAAATTATGGATCGGCCCAATCGGCCAGGCCGATCCTTCGAAACCAATGCGAAAATCATCGTGCATTGGATTCGTACTCAAACTTGAATCGGATCAGGTTTGACCGAATAACAAAATCCCGGCAAACTCTGTATTTTTGCACGCCACGCCGTAAAGTACGTCCAACCGAAAAAGGATATCCATCGTTTTGATATCATACCATTTTTGCATAACGACCTCGATACCCTGATCAGTAGAGGCGCGCATTACAGCGGTCCCCGCGTCTGTCGGTACCTCATAACGGCCGGGAATGATCTCCAGCGATTCGCGCTGCCAGAAAGGATTGGCATATGCGTCGGCGATATTAAGGAAAGTGATCGCGGCGCCGTCGGCGGGCGTTGCCGTGACATTTTGATACATCGCCTCGGCCGCCGTTGTGCCTCCATTGCTAATAATCGGCGGAGTAATTTTAACATCTCCCGAACCTCCCGCACCGGAAACGATTTCAACGATCCGAAACGTTTTCAACTGGCCGGTATCCTTTTTGGTGATCAGATGGCAGGAATTCACGCCGGCAATGGTGAACGCATCGCCCACGGCGACCGTGCCGCTGGTGACCGCTATCGTGATCGTTTGAAAACGATTGTCAATGTTGGTGTTGCTCGTCGAGTCCCATCCCTGGGGCGTATAGTATTGGTCGGCACCGTCAACGGTCACCGTCACGCCGGCAGCCGCCGTCAACCGGTTGGCATAATCCAGTTTGTAGGTTTCGAAGCTGGCCAAAAGCCCGATATAGGCTTTTTCATAGGCCGTGAGAACTTTGCCGGCCACGGTCCCGCGATCGGCAAGGTTGCTGGCCATGCTGTTGTAATCGCGCGTGGACAGCGCCGCAAAACGGTCAAATTGCGCAACGCCGATTTCATTCATGACGGCCTCGGCCAGGGCGATATCATCAAATCCCGATGCCGCCGCCGCCACGGGAACGACCAGCGATCCCTTGTTGACCGCCTCATCCATCATGCTCACGTTGATGTCGCTGGCCAGGCGCTGGCTGGCCGCTTTGCCAAGCCGCCCTTCCTGCAGGTCGTCTCTTAGCTGCTTGGCCGTCATTTTCCAAGGGACCGCCTGGCTGGTGTTGATCGATACAGGAACGCTCAGCTGCGTGCTGTCGTAAAAATTGGAGGTTTGATCCGTGCCGGAAAACGATTGAGCGATGTAAGGCATGGGCCGCCAAATCGTATCGTTGGCGCGCTCCATCATTTTCTGATCGGTCCGGTATAGGTTGACGTTGCGAGACAAAACGAGCGCGTCTTCAAACCCCAAAAGGATATCTTCGAACGCTACTCGTTCTTCTTTTGAAAAATCATTGGCCATCGGTTAATTCTCCTATTGGCCGGCCCTTTCCTGCTGTCTGAGCTTGCGGCGATAGGCAATCACTTTTTCCATATCACCTTCATCTCTTAGCCGCTGCAAACTTTTGCTCGCGCCAATGGCATTGCCGCTGCTCTCCAGCGTTTTTTCCGGGGCCGTTCGTGGTTTGCGTTTGGTTATTTTCAATTCTTTCTCCAATTTGGCTGCCGCAAACGAAAATTGTATAGGATCGCTGATGGCGCTTAATTGTTTCAGTCTCTCGGGATTTTTTCCAAGGGCATACATCAGGATGGCGGGATTATCGGCGGCACTGATGATAATACCGCGCTGAGTGGGACTCATGGCCTCGCTAACCGTTATTTCGGCTTCTTCATAATCGGATACCTTGAGCCTGGTTTTCTCGCTGTTAAAGCGGGCGAGACGTTGATTGAATTGCTGCTGTACGGCTTCGGCTTCGGATTTTTTCTTCTCCTGCGCCCGGTCATAAATCAAACGTGCTTCGTGCCATTCCTGCATGCGTTGAGAAAATTTGGTTTCGTCGTAATCCGATCCGGCCAGTGTCGGGATCGGTCCGGGATCGGGCATGTCAGGCTTGTGGCCATTGCCGGCACTTTGTCTGGATTGCATTTCCTCGATCTGGCGCGTCAAGCGCATGTTTTTCTTTTGGGCGCGCTCGTGCGCTCTGCGCAGATCTTTGACCCAAGGTGGCATTGCATTGTAATCGCGCTGTTCCGGCTCTTCATCACCAATGGAAACGGTTATCGATTCCTCGTCTTCATCATCGGATGAGGTTTCTTGCGATACGGCAGCGGCCGGACCGGGCTCGTCGTCCGGCTCGTTTGTGTTTTCTTCGTCATCGTTTGTTGATTCGTTCGGAGAATCGATAGGTTCTTTCTCAGGCGCTTTCTCTTCCCGATCTTGCTCGTCAGCCATGTTTCCTCGCTTTCTTTACGGCGCAGCGGGAGCCGATTGTTTAGATTGCGTTTCTCGAATCGCTTTCATGGTCTCAAGGGTTTGTTTTTGTCTCTTGATGTCCATGTCGCTGAGCGCTTCGGATGTTTTTGCCTCTACTTCTCTGGCTTTGGCCACGGTATATACCGTGTCTGCACGGGCTTTTTCGGCCTTGGCCAAGCTTTCGGCGGCCTCGGCTTTCAGATATTGCTCGGAAGCATCTTGCTGATTGCGCTGCAATTGATCCAATTCCCTGGCCATTTCCTCGGCCTCTTTTTCGTTTGGAGGGATTACGCGCATGCGGATCAATTTTTTGCGATAATACTGGCGGACCTCTTCGATTCCCTCGCCTTCCATGTTCATCATGATCATCGCACTGATGACCGCTTGGCTTTCGGCATCGTTTACCACTTGCAGCATGCCGGTCAGCTGCCGCACAAGCGCCGCTCGCTTGCTGCTTGTGGATGGGCCTGCTTCGGCTACCACGTCCATGATCGCCTTGCTAAAATCGTTGTGATATTCGATTTGCCCGGTTTCCCGGTTGGTTCTCGGCTCCATCAGCTGTATTGAATCCAGCTCGTTTTGCCGCCCAAGGACTTTCAACCGCCGCCCGTTTTCCACGTAAATCTCATTTGCCATGGATAGCCAGATTTCACCGCATCGTTTCATCGCCTTCTTGAAATTATCAATGTAGATGAAACTTTGCATGTCCAGCTTGTTTTGGATCAGCTCAATGGCACGCCCCGATATGTTGGGCTGAAGCCTTTCGCCGGCCTGCTGATTGCCAAGCAGATCCTGGATGTCTTGTTCGGTAATGCCTAAAAGCCCGGCCAAAGCAGGAGGAATGACCGGCGACTTTGTATAACCGACCGGTCCCATCGGCCGTTTGATGCCATCGCCATCATCGACCGGATTGATTGTCAGATAGGGATAATTTTTGATGTTGTCATCGGCCCATTGATCCTGATGACCGACCACCTGTTCATCGACAAAAATCGGTTTTTCGACTGGCGATGACACCGATATTTTTGCCAACATGCTGGTCATTATGTTTTTCAGCAGTTGAGCGTCTTTTGACAATCTCACGTGACCCATGCAGCGTTCAATGTTGGCAAAAAACCATCGTTTGCCGTAAACCGGAACGATCGGAATATATTTTCCGGCAACAAATCCACAATCTTCAAGAATTCCTCCGCCCGATAAAATATATTTGTGACAGCGCTTTTCCAAAACGCGTTTTGGCTCGATCTCCTTGGCGCCAATGGCGGTCAAAACATGCTCGGTCCAAGGCTCTTGCTTTAAATCCTCCTCGTAAAACCGCTCCTGACTGCCGTCCAATTTTTCAAAAATCCGGATTTTGCGCGATACCTGCTCGATCAAATAGTACTCGGCAACGTAAACGACGTCCGGCTGCACCCAATCGAAAAACAAGAATTCATCATCCTTCGGCCAGCTCGCCGGATCGTCATCGTATTTTTCCTGGTAGGATTCAACCGTCATGGAAACAATCACAAATGCAAACCGGGCGTCTCTTTTATCCTGGCGCTTGGCCTGCAGATCAAAATATACCGAAGTGTCCGCATCATAAATCGGCTCGATGCGGATGCATTGATAGTCGTTGTCCTTGTCGCTTTCGTCTTCGTATCGTGCCGCAAGCCGCCAAGCGCCAATGCCTCCGCCAATGGCTTCTTCAAACGCGTTGTCGTAGGCCTCGCCGGCTACAGAATCTTGCTCATCGGCTCTGTAGCGCCCATCACAGACATCTGACAGAGGATTTTCGATGCCGTCTTTGGGAATAAAATCGACCGTAACGCGGTTGTTGCGATACTCGTTGATGATGCGGATGACAGACAAATGGATTTTGTTGATTTCGAATTTGGGCTGATTTTCGAACTGATTGCCGATGCTGCCCTCCCACTGGGCGCCGGCGATGCTATAAAATCGCCGGTCCTCGGCGCACTGGTCGCGCTCAAACTTGATGGTTGACTGTATTTTGTCGAATTGTCGCAGCGCCCGGCTGTGAATATCAGCCAAATGATGCTGTTTGGATAATCTCGGCATTTACTGCCTCCATTATCGGCGAGCCATGGGATTGTTTGTGGGTCTCGGCGCGCCAGCGCCGGCATGTTGACTTTGAGCCCTGGATTTTTCGGCTCTGCGGTGTCCCTCGTGAGAGTATCGGAGTGCGTCGATGAGGTGATTGTCACGGTCTGCAAGGACCGGCAGGACAAATCCGCTATCTGCATCAATTTTATATGAAAAAAGCGTCAGCTCGTCAATGGTGTGTTTGCAGCGAACATGCACCACAATTTCATAAGATTTGAGCCATTCAACACCTTCCTCTACCGATCCAGCCCCCTTCACGCTTTTGTAAATCCTCGGAAAGCCGTGTTTGCGTAGATGCGAAATGGTTTCCGGACGGCTGCTGTCTGCTATGATCGGCCATTTTCTCGATTCGGGTATCGTGTCGAAAAAATCTGGCAGATCGATGACCTCACAGCCTAAACGATACGCCTCATAATCGATATAGATCGTTCGGCCGATGATATGGGACCGTATCAAAACGCTCGGGTCCGTCGAAAATCCCCAATCCGCTCCAAAACGATGAATGGCATCGGGAGGCGCTTCGAATTCATCGATGCGCCAATTTTGGAAAACGCGGGCCTCACTGTGTTTGACGTAATCGCCTAGCCAAACGTGCGCATACTTGTCAGGATCGTTATCGCGATCCCATTCGACCTCTTTTCCCAATACCTCAAAAGGGAACCAGGGATTATCCTTATAGGTCGATTTGACGACAACGCTATCGGCTGGGGGACTTGCCGATCTCAAAAACTTGTCGATTGCATCGGTTTTAAAACGTGGATTCCAGCCTGCCCAAATTTCAGATCCCGGCTGACGTATGGTTGGCCTTAAAATTGTCAGGCTTTTATCGGACAGGTTTTGACCTTCCTCTATCCAGGCAATATCAAAGGATTCAAGTGACTTTACCGAATCGGCATTATACGATTGCATCCCCTGGAAAATGATCAGGCCGTTTCCAGGTGTTTTGATCTGGCTGCTCTGAATGTCAAAGTATGCGCTGGCTCCCATGCGTTCGATTTGCATTTCAAGCAAACGCTTGGCACTGTGTTTCAAATCTTTTTGAATTTCTCTGATGCAAACACTATGAGTGGATGGTTTTAGAAGATGCCGCTCGATCATTAATTGTGAAAAAAACCAGCTGCGCCCACCGGCCCGGCCGCCATACGCGCCCCGATAGCGTGCGTACTCGACCAGCAACGGCTGCGCCCAGCGAGGCGTTTCAATGCGCAGCGTGTTTTTTCTTGGCCGCTTTTTTTTGGCTGGAGGAAAGTTTTTTTGGATTGGATTGCGCGATGGGTTCAACATCGATTATGACCCGCTCGATTCGTTCGATTTTCACCGAATCGCCATCTATGCCACTGACTTCGTGCCGCTCCGAATAACCGCGGCTTTTACCGATCGTTTTCAAGTAGTAAATAACCGCGGTGAGATTTTTATCGTCGATGTAATCTAAAAGCGTGCCTTCGCAGCGATCGAGCATTGCCTCTCGAACATCGGATAATAATCGCTGCAGGCGGCGGCTTTTGGATATGCGGCTGTAAATCGCCTGATAGGTTACGTTTAAAGCCTCGGCGGCAGGTGTGACCAGGCCGCGCGATTTTGTGAGGGCAAACTCGATCTGATCAATAGTTAAATTGGGCTGGGTATGCGGTTTTCCGGCCATTTTTTATGCTCAATTTTTTGAAATTACATCGATATCCAGCATTTTTTCCGGATGTATTTTCAGCGTGATCATAATGGTCAGAACGTTTTTATTCAACTCCTTTATCTCTTTGAGCATAATGCTTTTTTCGTTTTCGGATTGCCGGATCTTCGCAAAAACTTCATCCAGGTTCGCCTGGCAGGTTCGCCTATCGATTAGATTCAACGTCCCACGATCCCCAAATATGATATCCCGGATATGATCGATCGCCATTGAATTGTTTTTTAAATCGTTTCGTAATGCGGCAAATAATGTAATTATGCTAACTACATACGCACCAATGTAAAGCAAATCTTTTAGGGTTAAGATCATAATTCGGGCCTTTTTGAAATTCATTCAGCCCGTTAAAACTTGCAAATGAGCGGCCATTTCCATAGAAATGATGATCAAAAGATGTCATCGAACGATTGACGGCTGCTATAAAATCCGCGAACACATAATTTTTTCGTAGCATCGCGCGGATCCTTGATCCATTCGTGCGAATGAATGTGATCAAGTAACATTTTGGTCAAATACACGTCATTAAGGCAATAATCGATCACGGCGCCAATTTTTCCTTGCTGCCACAAAACTGGCGCCGTTGGGCCATGACCGGTCTTATCCAGACCAAAATTGGTCTTGCAAACATCATCCAAACCAAATCCGATATGGCTGGGATCGGAAAATTCGGCGGATAGACCGGCACCCTTCCAAATTGCAACCAATATGTCATATGATTTTTCCGTCTCGACGGATATTCCATTGGCCGCCAATAACCGGTTGTCAAAAGCGATCGAATTAAAGCCCACAACAACGTTGTGCCGGTCTACCAGCTTTTGAAATTCGTCGAAATTATCCTCACAAAATACTCTATAGCGGCCAGTGATGTAATCGTATGCCCCGATGCACGAAATACCCATGTTGACGAAATCTTTCCATCCATCGCAATATTCGATGCCATCAATCGCGGAATGATTTTCATCTGCTATGGCCTTTTTGATCTCGCAATCGTAAATGATCATATCAAAGCTCCATCTTCGTGAAATAATTTGCAATTAGAACAATACCGGTATCGAACATCGTCCAGGTTATAGGACCTTAACCCGCAAACATGGCAAACGATGGACTTGCCATCGGCGGCAATTTCAAATGATTTTCGAGGCATTGCTGTTTTATCATGCTCGCCTTCATAGTCGTTCATCCGCATCCCCCTTATCGTCGATTTTGATGATCGCACCACTTTGCATCAACTCGATCAAACGCCCGATCGGAACGCAACCTCCATTAAATCCATTCGGGAAAAACCCGCTTGACTCAACTTTAAACACTTTGTTTTTATATATTATTTTATCCCCTGGGGCAATTATCGGTTTTTCTGCATTCATCTGACTTGCTCCTTTCTCCTCCCCAATTTTATCGTTTTTGACCAGACTCAAAAAAAACCCTGGCGGATTATAGATCCTGCCCTTGCTCATCAGTTCAACGGTTTTATCCGATTCGGTCTTTATACGTTCCAGCGGCACCCCCAAAAGCCGCACCAGACTGGCCGATCGTATTTCTCGGCGAATGTCTGGATGGATCGCATCCCGGATCGATGCAAGCGCTTCAAGGTCAACAACAACATTTTTTCGCGGCTGGCCGGCAGGATAAGGATCCGCCGGCCCGCTTCGATCCGGCTGCTGTTTTTCTTTTGAAAACTTCTTTTGATCTTTATAAGAGTCCGGCACTATAGTACCGGTCAGAGCGGAACTATCGTTCCTATCATGGACCTGGTCATTTCCTTGGCCAAGGGCTGGCCCGGAAGGTTCCCGGGGAACCTGGTCATTTCCTTGGCCAAGGGCTGGCCCGGAAGGTTCCCGGGGAACCTGGTCATTTCCTTGGCCAAGGGCTGGCCCGGAAGGTTCCCGGGGAACCTGGTCATCTCCTTGGCCAAGGGCTGGCCCGGAAGGTTCCCGGGGAACCTGGTCATCTCCTTGGCCAAGGGCTGGCCCGGAAGGTTCCCGGGGACCCTGGTCATC